CTAGATACTAGATCTAGGCGGGCTACCAGGTGGTTGATCGACCACCCGGCAGAGTGGACTTGTCTACTACCTATAGGGGGTAACCCCAACGGACGGGCTTAGAACTTATAAGTCCTTAGTCCGTGGCTAGAGTTACGATCGTCCCTACGAGGGTGACCTCCTGGTGGAAAACCAGGTAAGTCGGAGCGGGCTAACACCCCTATCCCGTAAACAAAGGGATAAACTGCTCTCCAGGGACAGCTCTTAGTTGTAACTTCAAATAATTAAATCTAAAGTTACAAACCCACAATTAAAGACATTTAAGGTCATTTTTGGATGATTCTTAAACCTCTTCAATCATGTCCTTGAAGCCGAGAGTAGTCGTTCTGTTTCAGAACTTCTGTCTCGACTCTCAGGTAAGGTGGAACTTTGGATCTCCACTCGGGGATCGTTAGAGACGATTATGATGCTGAAATGCATCAGAGTTATCTTTTACAGATACCTTAGTGGGAGTCCATTGTTCGTCCGTGGAGTCAGTCAGTATGGAGATGGTCTCCCAAGAGTTTTTGGCCCTCAGGTTGCATCCCGCATACGCGAAGGAGACAAGGTCTTAATTAGGATGGTCCTGACAATCTTACAATTGTCTAGGATTCTTCCTGGTTGGAAGAAGATTGATTTGAAACCAATCTATCTTCCGCCCTCGAAGGAATTTTCTGGCCTGCAGAAGGAGTTTAAACTCTTCCTGGTAGGATTGAAAATTCTTCCTAAAATCCAAACACCTGTTTGGAAAGACTTGCATCCTTCTACTAGAATGGGACCAAATGGTCCAGCATTGAATAATGCTACCTTTGACTATCCACTATTTATGCATCGATATTCCTATATCTTTACAAAGATGGGTGGATTGTCTAAGCTAGCTTTATACCTAACCGAATTCGGACACACTTTCCATCATTGGAAGGTAAATCCGAAGGCGATGTTTAAAAACTCTCCTATTCTTCGACGGTTAAGTACCGTTGATGATAAAGAGGGTAAACTTCGTGTTATCGGTATAGCTGACTACTGGACTCAGTCAGTTCTCAAACCTCTCCATGATTCACTTTTATGAATCCTTGGGAGATGAGATACTGACCTAACCAGCGGTCAGAATATTGCTCCATTTGGCGACAGCTCTAATAAGTATTGGAGTATTGACCTTACTTCTGCTACTGACCGTTTTCCGGTCAGTCTTCAGAAGTTGGTCATCAACCGATTATTCGGTGAAGAATACTCTAATAGCTGGGAAGACCTCTTGATCGGTGAACCCTTTTGGTATGACAGGAAACTATATCACTATAGAACCGGTCAACCAATGGGAGCTTACTCATCATGAGCAGCCTTCGCAGTCACGCACCACCTTTGGATTCAATTCTCCGCGAAAAGGGTTGGTTTACCAATCCCTTTCAAGGATTATCGTCTCCTTGGTGATGACGTGGTTATTAGAAATGACCGTGTAGCCATTGAGTATCTGTCTTTGCTTGACCAGATTGGAGTTGAAGTGTCTAAGGATAAAACCTTAGTCTCCCCAACTGCATTCGAGTTTGCAAAGAGGTTCTTTCTTGATGATGAGGAGCTTACAGCTTTTCCCATCGCTGGTATTCAGACAACCCTTCACGGGGTTACTGAGACATTGATGGTCCTTTCGGAATCACTAAGAAGGAACTTTCCAGATCTCTTCAAGGTCAATCCAGACCTCATCTATAACTTATACCACGCCCTCCGTGCGGCCAAGGTCAAAGGTTTTACAACCTGGGACAATGACTTCATGGAGAGGCTTAGTATCAAAGCTAAGATGTTCTGGTGCTATCTCCGTCGTCTTGAGGACGAAGATCTCCTTAAGTCTGTTCTCACCCAGAAACTCGGTTTCCTCCCTGAGGAGGGGCCAAGCGGTCTGGTTGAGAAGACTAAGGAGTATCTGGCCCGAGGAGTCATCCAAAATCAAACCGAATTGATCTTCCGAGATCAAGGTATGATGGAGGAGGTCTCTACGGGTCTCAACGAGGTGCTAAGTGAATATCATATTCTCATGCAACCCGTTATGATCGTCCTTCAGGAGGAGTATATGAAACTTATAACTAACATCTCTATGTTAGAAGAAAGTCTCACATCCTTCGACTATGACTCCATCCTCTTTCGGACATGAGTTGAATTGGAAGTAAATCCAACTCAGATCATGTCCACAGAGAGAAGAGTCCAGGCAAAAAGATCTCAATCGCGATCGATTTCTTTAGGACTAAAGTACATGAAGGCAGGGGAAAGAAACCCCAACATCCATTATGACTCGCCCCGGAAAATTCGGTTTCACAACTGAGGTCCTCCAGGGGTGTACGCCCAGAACTAGT